CGCGGGGATGGAGGTGACCTGCCCGGTCTTGGGACGCGGCTGCAACGCCATCCGCCCGATCACCAGCACGGACGCCTGCCCGGTGGCTCCGCTGGTGACATCAACGGTGACGGTGTCCCCGTCGTCCACGATCAAAGGGTCAGCCCAGCGGGCCTCCAACAGGTTCCCGCCGACGTTCACCAGGCGCTGCCCGTCCTTCGTCACGACGATGCCCTGATACCGGTTGACGCCTCCGCCGGGGATGGCTTCAGCGACCTTGGCCAGTTCCCCCGCCATCACAGGCCCCTTGCCGAGCGGATCACGTGCTGCACCGCTTCGGTGCTGCAGCGCACCCTCAGGGTCATGGCGGTGCCCCTGCGGAGGCTGATGTCCGTCACCTCACCGGTCAGGGGCACACTCGTCCCATCAATGATCGGTTGGGTCACGGTCACCCAATCCCCGACCTGCAACGCCGGGTGGGGCAGACACGTGACCTCAAGGTCGGTGGTCAGTCCCGTCACCCGGTTATCGATCAGGGTGCGGGCTGCCTTGTCCACCGCCTCCTGCGTGTGCAGCAGGGGTGAGTCGAGGAAGACGGGGATGCGCCCGGCTGGGCCGCCGGAACGGATCGGCCCAATGTCGATGGTGGCCACTGACTGCAGGGGCCTCGTCTGTTCCTGCCCAGCCTCGTCCGTCCACTTCTGCTCGCCGCGGGCGACACCAATGTTGCGGAGCTGGTCGATGTCCTGGGACCGGTCCACATTGATCAGAGCGCCACCATCCCCGCCGGTCACCGTCCACACCGGGTCCGTTGATGGCATGTAGATCTGTAGTTCGCCGTTGCCGCCCATCCGGAACCTGGCCCCAACACTGTCGGCGAGATCGATGACCGCACCCATCCGCTCGTCGTCGTACGTGGTCCCGGACGGCACGGCCGTGTCGGGCACGTCATCGCCGATGGTGACGGGCATGTAATCCCCGACAATGCGGCGGATCTCGCTGTGCACCTTCGCCCCGGCGGGCGGCTGCTCGGGGGCGAGGAACCGGTCAAGGGTCAGGTTCACGGTCAGGTCCTGCGCCGTGACGGGGACCGTGGACCCGCCGGAGACCATGACCAGCCGGTGACCGTACGGGATGCGTGCCTCTGGTTCGTTCTGGTGCCCGGCCTCGGGGATGACCCGGGAGTACCATGACTCCTTGGGTGCGTTCGAGGTGATCCGGTACCAGCCCATGTTCACCATGCCCGCACCGCCGACAAGGTACCGGCACTGCAGCACGGCACCACCGACACCGAGCGGGTCATCGAACAGCCACGGGGCGAGGGACCCGTCCCGGTCGGCGATGTTCAGGTCGAGGACGCCCTGCACGAGTTTCGACGCGGACCCGTCCCAGCGCAGCGACCAATCGGACACGTCCAGCTTCGTCGGGACCGCCAACCGGCCGTTGTACCAGGCGAACACCTCCAGCTCATCACCGGCGCGGGACCCGTTCAGGGCTTCGGCTGTCGCCTCGTCAATGGTCCGCACTGGTGCCTCCCGGCTGGTTTAGGTGCTGCTCATCAGGGTTGCCCGCTGGGCTTGGTTCGCCCCCAACGGGTCCTTCAGATCGTCCAAATATGTTTTGCCCGCCATGACCGTCTGCTTCTGGTCATAGGTGGCGAACAGGGCCGCGACGTCGTCATAGGTGAACAGCGCGATCAGGATCCGTGCAGTCGGCGCGGCGACAGTGTCTCCGACCATGCGCCACTCGGTCAGAACGCCACCGTGTTCGGCGTTCAACCGGCCCTCAGTGACGCTGTCCGCAGCCATGTAACAGATCCCCGGCAAACCGTCACCCCATGACGGCAGGGGACGCACGAGCACCAGCCCGGCCTGTTTCAACAGGTTCCGCAGTGCTGTGTTCTGTTCAGCGGCGTCCGTGAGCACAGAGAAATCCACACCAGACGCCGCCATGCGCTGCCCCAGAATCGCTACAGGCTTCGATGAGCCGAGGATGCGCATAATGTTCGCGTCGATCCCGTACTCAAGTTGCGCGAGCGCCCGACTAATCAGGGTCGGCTCACCGCCCGGAAGCCCGGACAAGTGAATTGGCAGGTAGGTTGTCGGGTCCAGTGGGTCGCTGATGTACCCGGTCTCCGAATCCACCCGCGTGACAGCGGGCGCCGTGAGCGACCCCGCATCAGCGCCGGAGAGCACCTCCAAGTCGTACTGGACCGGCCGTCCCAGGGGCGGCTCGTAGTCGATCACGTAATCGGAGTCAGACACTGGCCGGCGGGTCGCACCCCGGACGGGCATCCGCTCCCCATCGGCGGTCCGCCACAACGTGTAGACCTGGTCCCCGGGCTGGAAGCCCCGCAGCGTGACGCCCACCCACGGTCGGCCGTCCTCATCAGGGACAGCCTGGATGGCGGCCAGCAGATCGTACTCGATAGACGGCGAGACGTTGGCTGAGCCCGCGTAGTCGTATTCTCGGGCAGTGGTGCTGGGGAAATCTCCGTCGAAGTACCCGCCGCCACTGTCTTGGAGACTGAACGCCGTGGCATCCACAGTGGTGGAGGCTGCGAGTGTGGATTCGACGGACACGGAGGCGTTGGCGGCGCCCTCGTAGGCGTAGGAGTAGTTGGCGCTGTTGGTCCGCCCACCGTAGAAGGCTGCACCGAGTGTGGAACCTTCCTCCAGCAACGGTATCCACAGGTCCAGGCTGTCCCCAGCCTTCCAGTCGGTGCCGCCATTCAGAATGTCGGGGACCGGGACCACTGATACTGCCCCCGCAGGCGCAACGGCTGTAACGCTCATGCGGGTCCATACGCCGGAAGCCAAACTCGTAGTCGGGCCATACCCGAACGGACCTACCTGCGCCCCGGCAGCGTCCATCCACAGGAGAGATGCGCGGCCAGTCTTGCCGCCTACGGACGGACGCAGGTAAGCGCTGAATGTGTACGTCTTACCTGCCGTCACTGAAGGTCGCCTGTCTACGGCAGGACTAAACCCAGTGTCCCCCGTAGCTCCCGTTGTGGTCCATGCCTTGCGGACGTAACGGTTGTTCACGGCAACGTCGGGGGTGGTGCCGGTCAGGTAGGAATAGTTGCCAGTTGCGCCACTACCGCCAAACCAGCGACCAGCCCACCCGGAAGTCATGTCCGGGTCGAGAATCAGGTTGCGGCGGCGTGTCGGGGTCACCTGGGCGAAAACGCGGACACCCTCCGTACCAGACGGAACCATGTAATCCAGGTTTTCCAGATCAACCCACTGGCCAGCCGGTGCCGGAACGTTCCCTGTGAAGTATTCGCTTTTCCATGAGCCGCCCGCATATGAGGCAATCCCAATGCGCACACTGTTGCCGCCATTAGAAACCCGCATTTTCACACGGCCCGACAGTTTTTCGCCGGGGGTGGCAGGAATAGTGTCCCCGCCAGTAATAAACCGCGCCCACTGGACAGACGACGGGTTGCCGCTCCACGACAAACGGGCGAACGACTTATGCGCCACGCCCGGTATGGCAGCGGCGTCAATGCCGTACGTGAGGGCAGGCCACGCGGCGCCACCATTCACGCCTGTCGTGAACGCTTCACCAGTGAACACTGCACGCGGGTTGCGTGCCCGGTTCCGGCGGAGTTCCGCCCCTCGCACAGGTGCAACCATCTTCTACCTCCTAGCTCCGAGACGACGGTCCCGGAAGTCCGAACCAGCAGCACCAATACGGGCATCAGCAACATCGGAGGTACGCGCCAGCAGATACTCGCCCGTGAACGGGTTCTGCACAAACACCGGGGCAGCATGAGACGCCGCGCCGACAAGGTTCGCGGTGCCTGACCAGTGCGGGGCGTCCGGGACGGTTACGAGGCCGTCCATGGTCCGACCAATGGCACCGTGCATCCCCTCAACACCGTTGATGAGACCCTGGCCAATGTTCTTGCCGTACGCGGCGAACACCCGTGACGGCGAATGAATGCCCAACGCGGCCTCGAACGGGCCGCGAATCCACCCCGGCACCATGTCCAGGAAGAAACTGCCGATATTCCGGAGCAGCGACCCCGCACCATCCAACAGGCCGTTGATGATGTTCCGGCCCGTATCGACCAGCCACGAACCCGCGCCAGCCAGCGCGCCAATCACCTTATCTTTCAGCCCACCGATGAAGCCCATCACGTTGTTGATGCCGTCAGAGACGGTGCGCTTGGCACCCTCCCACATGTCTGTGAGGAAGCCGCCGATCTTCCCCCAAATCCCGCTCCAGATGGATTGGATTGCGTTGAGGTAGAACGTGATGACGGACTGCACGTAGGCGAATGCGCCCTGCACAATCGCCTTGATGGTGTTCCAGATTCCGGAGAAGATGTTCTGGATACCGGTCCACACCTGCGACCAGTTACCTGAGATGATCCCCGTGACGACCTGGATGATGCCCTGCACGATCTGCATAGCCGCAGTGATGATGTTCGCCACCGCAGTGAACACGGTCGTAACCACCGGCAGTAGCGCGGCAATGATCGGGATGAGCATGGAAGCGATGGTCGCCACCAGCGGGGCAAGGACCCCGATGAGTTGCGCCACCACCGGGATGACCGCGTTGAACACCTGAATCAGCGGCGGCATCAACGACGTCACCAAATCCATGAGCGGCTGAATCAATGGCACCACGGAAGCCACCAGCGTCGTGAACAGCGCTGCCAGTGGCGGCAGCACCGCCGACACAAGATCAGCAGCCAACGGCAACAGGTTCGCGAACACGTCCGCTATCTGCGCTATCACCGGGGCGAGCGAGTCCCCAGCCTCAGCAAGCCCCGCCATCAGGGTTGTCGAAACCTGCTCGAACACCGGGGCAAGCTGCTCCATGACCCCGCCAAGCGCCTCGAATACGGCGGTCAGGCTGGCACCGATAGCGTCCCGCAGCGGGGCGGACTGTGCGATCATGCCAGCGATCGCGCCGACCACCAGCCCGACCGGACCGGTGATGCCGCTGAACAGTCCGCCAACCATGGGCAGTTTCGACAGTAGCGGTCCGAGGGAGCCGGCTAGGAGACCGCCAATAGCACCCGTGAGGGTGTTGAAACCATCGAACAAGGGGGACAGGAATTCTTTGATCTTGCCGGCAGTGTCACCAATGCGGGAGAACACGTCAGGCAGCTTCCCCAGCCCGCCAGTGAGCATTGCCGAGATTTTCGGTCCCAGCGTTTCACTGAACGCGGCAGCCATCGGTTTGAGCGCCGCGTTCGCTTTATCGAACAGCGGGATAAGCGCGTTGAACACATCCTTGAGGATGCTCAGCACCGGAACCGCGGCCGTCTCACCGATACGGGACAGGGCGGCGCGGGTGTTCGCCAGAGCGCCCCGGAACGTCTCACCGGACTTGAGGGCAGCGCCACCCATCCCGGCTTCCATCGCGTTCTGGAACGTCGCGAAGTCAATCTTGCCGTCGCGGGCAAGCTTGGCGACTTCCTCAGCGGAAACACCTAGTTCCTGAGAAAGCAGCTGAAGGATGGGGATGCCACGGTCGCCCAACTGGGCGAGAACTTCGCCCTGAACCTTGTTCGTGGAAGCGACCTTGTTGAAGATCGCACCCATATCGCCCATGCCGGTCCCGGCGATGGTGGCCGCGTCCCCTACAAGCTTGAGGTTCCGTTCAAGGTCTTGGCCGGGCTTGATGCCCGCAGCGACAGCAGACGCCGCGACCGTGGCAGCATCCCCGAGAACGAACGCGGTGCCCTTCACGGCGGCGGTCGCGTCCTTCATGATGCCCGCCACAGCGTCGGCAGAGTGCCCGAGGCCGGAGAGTTTCGCCTGAGCCTGCTCAATGTTCAGTGCACGGTCAATGCCGCCCTTGAGCGCCAAACCGCCGAGCAGCCCACCAACCGCAGCTACCGCGCCGGCACCGATCTTGACGACCGACCCCATCGCCCCGCCAAACCCGCTGGCGAACCCCTTGCTCGCGCTCTTCCCGCCAGCATCCCCGGCATCCCCAAGCTCCTTGGCGATGGTTGATTTCACGCCAGGCATCTGCGCGATGATGCTCACATACCCGGAAGCGACCTCATTACCAGCCATGCGCGGCCACCTCCAGAAACATCACAGCGGACAACTAGACTTGGCCGAACAGACAAGATGTCCGCTCGCCAACAAGAAATGGGGACACAAGAAAAATGAGCACTCAGGTCTCAAACCCGGAACCAAAAAAGAGCCGCAAGAAAATGTGGCTGATTATCGCCGGGATCATCGTCGTGTTCGCGATCATCGGCGCATTCATGCCGAAAGATGACAACACCAGTTCAACGGCGGCCACCACCCCCGCGACCACCACGCCAGCAGCCACGACCGCCGCGCCAACCCCCTCGGCAACGAAGACCGAGAAGCCGGCACCCACGCCCACACCGAGGGACGATGTGACACCTTCCGGCGTCCAGGTCTATGACGCCCGCGACCTCTGCGACACCTACGCTCAAACCCAATTCCCGTATGGCTACAAAGCCCACTGGATCACCGGGAACCTCGCGGAACGCATCGAAGAGGACACTGTTTTCCTCAAGGTGCAGGCAACGATCACGAACCAGTACAAGGCCAAGCGTGACGCGAACGTTGAGTGCCGTGTCGGCGGGACGGCGGCGAACCCGCAGCTCGTGGAATTCAACGCCTACTGAACAACCCGCAGCCCGCGTGCGGCCAACGCCGCCCGAATCTCATGCTGTGGCCGTGTAGCCCTACCGAATCGCTTCTTCTCCTTGTCAGGGAATGGCCTTGGGTAGGGCTTCACACTTCTCGGGTTTTTCGCCTTCGTCTTGTGCTGTAGGTCGTACAGGTCAGCAAGTGCCATCTCGCCGCGTGTGAGCGGGTAATCCCACTCGTTCAGGGCCGCGCACAGCCACGACGATGGGTCACGGGCAAGCACGTGCACCAACATGACCGCTTCACGCCACGGCATCAACGGGGTGCCAATCAGCGTGGAACTCACCCCGAACCGGTGCCGAAAGTCATACGCGAACGCGGATTCGTGGTCCCTCCTGAGTTTCAGGAGGGCGAGGATTCCCCCAAGCGGACAGCCTCAGCCCACGCACCGAACAGGACACCGACCTTCTTCCCGCCCGACTTGTTCAAGTAGTCCCGCACCTCGGGAGGGCAAAGCTCCAAGAAATGCGGCAGAAGCTGTGTTCCGGCAGTCTCAGCGTCAAGACCCGCCTCATTCAGTTCAGCGGCCTTCATCGCGAACCCGAACGGGATCTCACCCGGCAGTTCATACGTCTTGCCGCCAGCCTTGAACGGGAACGGCTTCACATCCGGCGACTCGGCGTCGAGGTCGAACACGACGGTAGCGAGCTTCTTGTGGTCTTGCGGCTTCTTAGCGGCGGGCATTGTTCCTCCAATAACTGGGTTGGCGGGCTGTCAAAGTTGGTGCCGTGGGGCCGGCGCCCGCCTATTGGTACCGGCCCCACGGGGTCTGTTACGCCGCTTCTGCGAGCGAGCTGTAGAACTTCTTGGCCGAACCCTTCCAGGTGGATCCGGCCTCGCCGTAGGTTCCCTGGTAGGCGGTCACGGTGACCTCGTACCCGATCGGCTCCCCGTTCGCGTACACCTGATCCCCGACCTCGGTGACCTCGCCGGAGGGGATGTAGATGCGGATGAAGTCGTCGCCGTCGATGACGTCGATCACGAGGGAGCGCCGGCCACTGGATGCGGTGGGGTCGATGATGATGGAACCATCGGCGGCGACCTGCGCCCCGTAGTACAGTTCCAAGACTTCCTTCTTTGTCTCCAGCAGGGTGAGCTGGTAGGTGAGGGTGCCTTCGGTGACCAGGGTGCGGACGATAGCGGCGTTCTGCCACGCCTTCACCGTGTCGGTGGAACGGTCGCGGGTCTCGGTGACGCCATCCTCGGACACGTAGCCAAGGTCGGTGAGGCCGGTCAGCGGTGTGTCAGCGTCCACCGGGGGCGTTGCCGTGGTCGGGCCTTCATAGACAGCCCCAGTGACCGCTACCCGCACATTCTCAGAATCCAATGCCATTTGGGTTTCCTCCCATGAAAAAGGGAGGCCCAAAAAATTGGGTCTCCCGAAATGGTTTGTTTTGGCGGCGGGCTAAAAACTATTTAGTTAGATCGGTTTGATGCGACACTCGATGGTCGCGATGAACTGGTAGCGCGGCTGGTTCGTGGAAGGGTCCGGGAACGACTGCAAACCGCCCGTCTCAAACACCCGGTACACGGTCGCCGTGGAGAAGTTCCGCTGCGGCATCGACCACACCAGGGAACGAGTCAGCGTCGCCAGCTCGGACGCTCCCACGCTGTCATCGGCCCAGCACTCAACAAGCACCATCGGCGCGTCCACCACAAGGTTCTTCCGGGGGCCACCAATGCGGCCCACACGCACCGTCCTCGGACGCTCCACATACCGTGTAGCAGCCCGAGCCGTGTCACCACGCAACGCGAACTGTGCATTCAAGAACTGGACGACCATGCCCTCAATGTCCGGGGCCTGCAGGATCTCAGCCACCACCCACCACCGAACCCAACGCCCGAGCAAGAGTGTTGTGCTTCGCGTTATCCCGTGCAGCCTTCACCGTTGCCGGCTGAACGTATGCGCGACCCGTCCAAATGTGCGGCTTCGACTCCACCTCATACCCTGGGCCGGCGTTCGCACGCACCCGACCAGCGGCATCGTCCACGATTGGTTGCGCTTCCCGCAGAACCTCGTTGACGCCCTTCATGTGCAGGACAACCCTGGCCTTAGCCATCGTCAGCCCTCCACCCGTCGAAGGTTCACACGCACACCCGGCTGCCACCCGAACGGACCCCAACGGTAATCCTCCGGATAACCAACCACCTCATAATCGAGACCCTTGACCGTCACCCGGTCAGCCGGCCCAACCTCGATCTCATCGGTGTACAGGTCAAGATCCCAGGACACCTGCTCCCGGTTGATGTTGTCCTCCTGCGCGGCACCACCAGGCGCCCAACAATAAACAGGCACCTCAACAGGATCCGACCACGACGCGACCGGGTTACCGTGCGCATCCGTTTCACCGTCAAGGCGGGTACTCACCAGCACCGAATACGGTTTCGGGAACACGCTCATGCAGGCACCCCAAAAATCGGGTACCCCGCGATGTCAGCACCGCACGAACAGTAGTTCGCACCAAAGTTGATCGCGCACCACTCCGCGTGCACACCGCCCATCACAGGTGCCGTGTCCACCGAAAACGCGCCCTCCGACCGGACGTTATTGAACGTCGCACACAAATCCTGCAGCTGCTCAATCTCAGACGGCCAAAACATCGACTTGCGCGGATTCCGGGTATCAATGGACTGCCCAAACGGGCCAGCCTGCTGCTGCGTCACAGCACCCGTACCCGCATCATTCCAACGCAGGATCGCCCCACGCAGAATCGCCTTCAACCCGCCCGCAAGCTCCGGGCGAGCCCTGAAAGCGTCATCGGTGATGCAGGGGGCAGCCAGTGCAGCCATCGCCTCAGCGTCCTCAATCATCGCAGCCGCCTTCGACGGCTCAATGGTCGCGAACGGCGCCAGATCATCTGGTGTCAGGAACGCCACACCAGCCACCCCCTACCAATCACTTCTTGTCGTCCTTGCCCTTCGACGCAGGCTTCTTGCCCTCGTCCTTCACAGGCTCGAACCCGGTCAGCTTCTCGGCCAGCGCATCGTCCACGTTCACGACGGACCCGGCCTTGTTACGCAGCCGCGGCACGTCAAGCCACCGCATTCTCAATGACAGCGAACCGGTCAGCGAACACGTACCAGCCGTAGACGACCTCCAGGCGCAGAGCGATCTGGTTCTTCCGCTTCAGGTCGCCCTGTCCGTCCGGGTCGCCGTAACGGATGATCTCCACCGGAAGCTCGCGCTGCACACCCCAACGGATGCCGTTCTGGAAGTCACCGAGGATGGCGCGAACATTCGTGTCTGCAGCCTCTGGAGTGCCCGAAACGGTGTCACCCTGCGCTGCCGGGATGCCGTTGAACTCGGTGATGTTCGTCCCGAACCCGAGCTGCGGGTAACGCTGCTGGTCGCCGGCCGCGTTCATCAGGCCCGCAAGGTTCCAAGAGAACTTCGGGTCGATGGCGAGACCGTTGACCGACTTCGAGTCGTTGACCAGCAGGCCCACAGCAGTGCGAATGTCGGCGTCAGCGTCAGCGGTCGCGATCTCCACACGCTTCGTGGTCGCCGTCACATAGTTGTCCCAGCCGGTGATCACAGTGCCGGTGAGCGGGTTGATCCGGTGCAGCAGGCCCAGGTCAAGACCGCGGGACAGCGCGACCTGCCCAGCAGAGGCCACCTCGCGCATAATGCCGAGCTGGTAGTCCTCGTCAGCCCACTGCACTTCCTCATTGAAGCGGAGAGTGACCTGGCCCTTGTGGGGCTTGGCGGTGACGGCGCCGAAGCCAGCGCCAGTGGAGCCCTTGTCAGTACCTTCCTCGACGTACTCCATGCGAGGGAAGTCGTTGAAGGTGATGTAGTCAGTCTCGCCGAACCGCTGAGGTTCGCGTGCGGAGAGCTTCGCCACCACGGAGGTGGAGCGGGATTCAGTGATCATGCCATCCGCAATGTTGCGGGGCAGGAGCACCTTGGCGTCAGCTGTGCCGAAAACGGCCATGACAGGTTCCTTTCAAGAAATGGTTTTACCCACCGGAACCGAACAGGCCACGCACAAACTCGGCCTCTTCGTCCTTCGGGGGCTTGGGGTTATTGCCTTCGCGGGGAACAACGTTCCCCTGCTTGCGGCGGTCCTGGTTCCGGCCAGCGAGCCGCTCCGCCTGCCTGGTGAGCGTTTCTTCGTCCGTGCCGGTGAGGAACAGTTCAGCGTCCTCATCACTGATGCCGTGCTTCGCCGCGACCCGCCAACGCAGGGACTCGGCCCGCAACTGGTCACGTTCCCGCTCGATCTGCGCTGCCCGTTCGTTCGCTTTCTCCAGCTCAGACTTATTCGCCTGCTCCAGTT